CCAAACAACCCAGCGATTCCTGTTGCTGTACTTAATGCTGTAGCAAGAGGAGAAGCACCACCAGAATCCACTGGTTGAGCTGTTGATCCAAATCCTGCAAGTCTACCAAGACCAGCACCGTATTGATCTAATCTTCCGATAGGTTCGTAAGCACCTGTTCTTGCAGCTTGTGCATCTGCTTGTAATTGTGATTGTGTAATTCCTTGTCTAAATGCACCTAGATTACCTAATGCAGAAACATCTTGACCTAATGATCCTCTTTGGAAATTAGATAGACCCATTTGTTGAGACGCTAAATTACCTTGTTGATTAAAGGCGTTTTGTGCTAATTGATTAGCTTGTGTAAATCCTTGTTGTTGTAAACCTGCTAGTAATGATGCTCTGTTTCTTAAATTATTAGAATCATATTCTGCCATCTGTACACCTTCTCTACCACCACCAAAAGCTCCAGCAGTAAATGCCTGGTCCCTGATTCCTTGTCTACCTGCAGCGGCTTGCCTATCAAAGTCAGATAATGTTGTGTCAATGACTTGTTGTTGAAAAGGTGACATGAATTGTTGGAACGCTTGTGGTCCAGTCAATCCTGCTTGTTGTGATACAGCACCTTGTGCTGCTGTTAAGAATGGTTGATAAGATCCAACACCTTGTGTAGCTAAATTAATAGCTTGTGTTTGCATTGGGTCTTCACCAGCAACAAATTGTCTGCCGGTAAATGTACCTGTATTAATAGGTACTGATGTAGTTGCCGTTAATTGTTTGGCAAAATCTTTGGCTGTATCTTGTAAATAATCTGGTAATGCCATTATGCTATTCTACTCTCCAATTGTTGTGCTTGATCAAACATCTCTTGTGCAGGATTTTCTTCACCCTGAGACTCTTCAGATATAGTACCACCTGCCTCTAGATTGTCCATCATGTTTTGCATAACTTCAGCGCCTTTATCTATATCGCCACCGCCTGCATTTCTTACAGCGTCTGCTGTAAATACAAATTCATTCTTGCTAAGTCTAGCCGGTACATCGTCTGCTCTTTCTTCAGCGCCTAGTGGTACAAAACCACCTTCTCTATAATCTTTTTCAAGACCACCTAAATCCATTAAGCCTCCTTCTTGAGCAGGTATTCTACCTCCATCCTTCATAGCCATTAAATAAGGTAAAAAAGGTAATACTTGTCCGCCTATATACATAGGTATATTTTCTTCAAATTGTGTCATCTCTGCCATGTTTGGTTTTTTGCTTTTACCTTTCTTACCAGCATAACCTCCAGGTCCATCTACAAAACCTCTTTTTGCAGCCATGATACCACCTCCAGCAGCTTCAGTTCTTGGTGTATTCATTTGTTGTTGACTCATTCTCTCAAATAACTTCCTTGCAGCTTCTTCTGCATCTTTGGGAGACATTCCCGAATCTAAAAATTTCTCATAAAGGTTTTGTAAGATTGAATCGTTTTGCATATTAGATGCCATCATAACTCCACCATCAGTTGGTCCGCCCATGTTATAACCTGTTCTTGCTAGACCACCATCAGCAGCATAGAAGTTATCTACAAATTTTGGTTTAGGTAAAAATCTTAAACTTGAATCTCTATTTCTAGCTTGATTTACTATGTTTGCAATACTCTCAGGTGTTTCTGAAAATGGTGTATCCTCTACAACTTCTTCTTCATCGCCACCCATTAAAAATGGTGCAGCAATTGCAGCAGCTCCAAGTCCACCACCCAATAATCTTAGTGCACTAAATTTATTATCTGCATCTCCACCAACTCTAAATACATTTCCTATTTGACCTAAAAAACCGTCTCCTCCTCCAGTTAAACCTGAAAGAATACCAGAACCTGTTCCTCTTAAAAAACCTGCACCTTTTAATCCTGCAAGTTTACCACCAAACATAGAACTACCTGAAGCAAAAGGACCAAGTCCTCCAGCATACATAGCTCCTGCTCCTAGTAAAGCAGCTTTACCTATTGGTGATTTAACTACTTTTTTTACAGCACGCTTAGCTTTTCTTACAAGTTTTCCTAGAAAATAACCTTGTCTAGGTTCTTCTAGTGTCATAATTCCACCATCGGCTCGTAATTGTCTTTCCATTAATGATCTAGATATTGTCATAATTTAGCCTAAATCCTCTTTGTATCGTGTTTTATTGTTATAATCAATCATATATATCGACTAGATCTGCTATTCCTCCACCCATATATCCAACTCTACCGCCGTAAGCCATATCATAACTTGCCGAGTCTGTTGCAATATCTCCACTAAAATTAGCACCTGTTGCACCTTGGTCTCCTTTACCACCATAAGCAGCATAATCAGCACTTGATTGTACACTCCCTCCAGCATCATCTTGATTCTGTTGTGCTTGTTCTGCTCCTATTCCTCCGAGGCTTCCATATTGAAGAGCAATTTCTTGATTTATTTTATCTATCTCAGCTTGTTCATTTTCTTTAGCTGCTCTATGAAGTGAGTACCCTCCGGCAAATGGACCTAAAAAAGCGTAATTAGCATAAGCTTTAGCTAATTGAGTTTTAGTTAAGTCTGGTCCTCTTATTATATCTTCATCATCAATAGTTCCTTCAGCAATGTCATCTATATTAAAAGTACCTGCTGAAGAACCAGGACCTGTATAACCATATGGATCTTTATTATTTATAAAACCGCCACCATCACCACCATCTCCTTGACTTATTGGGAAAAGACGTGGCAGTACATTTGCTGTAGTGGTTGCTGTGATTCCACCAGTGGGTATTACTTGTCTAGGCGTACTTCCAAAAGTATATTTTTCTTGAGGTATAAAATAATCACCTGCACCATAGGTCTGCCTATCAGGTGCTGAATAAAATGATGGTGCGTTAAATATAGACATTATTTACTACCTCCGTTTTTATAAATTATTTGTCTATTTGAATCTTTTAACTCTTCAATATCGACAAGAGCTTTGTCTAATTGTTTTCTTATAAACTCTATATTTACCTTATTATGCATACCATCTTCAATAGCTTTATTAAGACGATCTACAGATTTATAAAGATCTTCTACTAACATGTAAAGTTCCTGTTCCCCGGACGATTGACCTAGTTGTCCTCTTGGATACTTAATTCTAAACTCAGAGTTAGCTTCTAGGTCTTTAGTCATAAGTTCCAGTTGTGTAGACATTTTGTTTTGCTTTTCAATGATACCGAAATAAGCCCAGGTTCCGACAGCAACCATGACGATCAAACTAGCAACCGTCTTCATTGGCATCTGCACAGAAGCTTCTTCACTTATATTTAATGGTTTTTTACTCATCGTCTTTATTTGATGCTGCACCTAATGATGGCATCTTTGCTACTTTAATTTTTACAGCTCTTTTTATATCTTCGCTTGTAGTGTCTGTATCTGGATTATTAATATCGTCTTCTGCTTCTTTATCAGAATTATACTCTACACCAGTTCTAGTGTTTGTTAACGTAATTTCAGCTTCACACTTAACCACTGGTACTTTTTTACCATCTACCTCTATATATTCGACTGATCCTTCTTCTTTAAATGACATATGTTATTCCCTATTTATTTGTAACACAGAAAGCACAATATGTAACCTGTTTCCTGTGGCTGCCGTAGCTTTGATAACCTCACTTTCTTGTAAGACTATGGGCTGCGATAGCAGTTCTATTGTTGTATTGGCACCTACACTCTTCGTTTTAAACAAATTAAATATGTTTGAAGATGCATCTGTCAATGTCAATGTTATAGTATCAGCGTTTCCCGAGTCCTCAGATACTAAGATTGATTTTATTATACCTGTTGTTGATGCAGGCACTGTATAGACTACAGTTTCTGAATTAGTTGTTAAGTCTTTTTTAGCGTTTGTAAATACGTTAGCCACCTATAAACCAGGACACTCGTTCCTGCTCCTGTTTTACTTCATCTAAAAATGTAGAATTTAATTGATCCTTCATAATAGTCAAAGCTCTGTTAATTTGTTTTTGGTTTGATACATCATACTCTTCTTTAGGTTCTGGTAATCTTATATTAATCTTAGTCATTATCTTCTACCATCTGGTTGTACATCTAATTTAAGAGTGCCAAATCTCCAAGACTCACTAGCTGTATCATTTTCTATCTTAATATTTATATATCGTCCTCTTGCTCTAGTGTCTTTTTTAATTGTACTAGATGATATTGTAAAAGGACTCAATGCTGTATTCGTTTGAGTCTCTTGTGGATATCGTTTTATACCTAATGTTACTTTAGCATTACCTGCTAACGATTTAAAATCAGGTACAAATCTTCTCATCTTCATAAACAACTCTCCAGCGACTGCTGGTGCTATAGGATTTCTAGATCTTTGTTCTATATCAATATCATATGATTTAAGAAATGAAGTAACAGTTGTTGTTGATCCATTTGGATTTACTTGATCTGTGCCTACTTCGTGTTCGAACAATGTTGTTTGTCCTAGTCCAGACTCACCCACAATTATAGGAAATGTACCACTTGAGGATACACTATATTTAGTTGCAAAAGGTTTTGGATATATAGTTGCATCAACCCAACTTGTTCTAGCTTCAGTGCCAGTATACCAGACACCACCAATCATTTTTATCATTGAGGATTCACCAAAATTAAGCACAACATATTTGTCGTTATAGTCAGAACCTGCACTAGGGTACCACCAGACAACTTCTGTGAATAAATTATTTAATCCAGCATTTATCTGTTGACCTTTGGTGGTGTCAATGTTTTCAAACACATGGTCTTCAACTGTGCATGGTAATGATTTAACTGTACCATCAAATGCAAAGAAACCTTTTGGTGACATCCAATACGCAACACCATCTATTTCTACAGCTGCATTTTTACCTATCAAGCCACAGTTTGTTCCTACTTGTTCAAAACCAAATGTAAATGGTGCTCCAACAAATTTCATTGTGTACAATGCATTATCTGTAAAAATTAAAATAGTTTCTTTTGCTTTTAACGCCCCCATTATTTTTGTACCATCTTGTAATCTTTGTGTGCCCGCAGTATTTATTGCTGTAGGTGCATAAGTGTTAATTGCTTCTT